TGGGTACAAGTCGCACGTGCCCGTTTTGCTACTTTGCAACTTGAGGCGGCACAGAAATCTGTTCAGGCACCTTTTGCTTTGCCTGCAGATGTTAACGTCCTTGAAATGGGACCTGACGCAACTATACGTTCTGCATCTCCTGAAAAGATTAGACGTGTTGATTTAAATGTGCCCCCTGGATTATTTACCGAATCAGCAATACTTGATCAAGAAATGCGTATGGGTGCACGTTACCCTGAAGGTAGACAAGGTGTAAGCCAAGGTTCTATTGTTACTGGTCGTGGTGTTGAAGCCCTTATGGGTGGTTTTGATACACAAGTTAAAACAGCGCAACAAGTTTTAGCTGAAGCATTGAAACAAGTATTTGAACTTTGCTTTGAACTTGATGAAAAACTTTTTGGCAATGTTGAAAAGACTGTGCGCGGCGTAGATGCTGGCGCACCGTATGAAGTCACCTATACCCCTAAGAAAGACATTGATGGGGATTATACGGTTGACATCACCTATGGACTGATGGCCGGATTAAACCCCAACCAGGCTTTGGTATTCGGACTTCAAGCGCGTGGAGACCAATTAATTTCCCGTGACTTCCTCCGCCGTCAGATGCCTTGGGAAATAAATGTAACAATGGAAGAACAAAAGATTGAAATTGAAAAACTGCGTGATTCACTTGTTTCAGCAATAAGTGGATACGCACAAGCTATTCCTTCTCTTGCAACACAGGGTCAAGATCCTGGTGAAATTTTAAGTCGTATTGCAACGGTAATAGCAGGTAGACAAAAAGGTCAACCTATAGAGCAGGTAATCGCGGAAGCGTTTGCCCCTCAAGCACCGCCTCCTTCTGCTGAGGCTGCAGCCCCTGGTATGGAACAACCCGTCCCCGGTTCCGCAGGTGAGGCTCCCTCCGGTGGTGCTTCAGGATTAAGTTCAATAACTGGTGGTCAACGTGGTGTTGCACCAGGGCAAGTGGGACAAGGTGGAAGACCACCAATACAGTATTTGCTCGCCGGATTAACCGGTGCTGGCAAACCCACGCTATCTAGTAGCGTGACAAGAATGGTCCCTGCGGGCTAAGAAAAGGAAACAAATGAAGTCATTTAGTGGCGGCAAGAAGCCAGCAAACCAAGGTTCTGCTGGAAAAGCATACGAACAACCAGTTAAAAAATCTGGTGTTCCAAGTCCATCTAAACCAGGTATGTCAACAATTATGTTTGGCAAACAACCATCTGGTACACGTGGTACTTCAGCACCAAAACGCGCTGGAAAATAAACAATTAATTTAAGGACGTATATAAATGGCAAGAGGTGGTAAAAGACCAACCGCACCGCAAAACAATCCAATGAATGTTAATGCGCGTGGTGGTAATGGTCAAAGCGGTGACGCTACACAAGCAGCCAAATACGTTCCAGATCTCCCATACGGAGAAGGAAAGGCTCTAATGCAAACGCAGCAAGCTGCTCCTTTGGCTGCGGCTCCGAGTATTGAACAATCAGGTATGCCTTCGGGCCTCGCTTCAGCCGCAGCCTCACAACCTATTATCCCTTTAAACGCACCATCACAACGTTCTGATGAACCAGTAACATTTGGTGCTAACGCTGGTCCAGGTCCAGGAATGGATGCTCTTGGTTTAAGTTCTGCTACAGAAAGAACTGTTGCAGACATTCTTGCTGAGGTAGCACAATATGACACAACCGGTGAAGTACAAGCATTGTATGAACAGGCACTTCTTGGTGGGTATTGATGGCTGATGAGAACATACTTAAAGCCTCTAAAGAATTATATGCAGCCACTATGGTTGCAAATGTGCCTAGACAGGACAGACAAAAACTAGATTCTTTTGCTGGTTTAGTAAATAAGAATAGACAATTATTAAGTTTACCTGAAGCAGATGCTAGGGCAGAGTTTCTTAAACTTGATGAAGACTTACAAAAAACTTTAAAACAATTCAATCCTAAAGCAACTTTTGCTCAAGAAGAAGATCTATCATTTTTAGGTCAAGTTAAAGAAAAAGTTTTTGAACCGGCTATTCGTAATCTTGCAGTTTATTCAAGCAGACTAACTGAACCGTATCGTGCAATTAGAACATCTATGGTTGAAGATATTCCTTTAGCTGAAGCTTGGAAAAAAGCTTATGACGGTAATGCTTTATTTGATAAACAACGTGAAACAAAAGTTGATGCTTATTATGATGCACCTGTAGCAAAAATTGCTAAACAAATTTCTACTGGTAAAACTATTGGTGAAGTTCTTTCTACTCTTGAAACACCTGAAGAAATTGCTGCTATGCAAAAAATGCTTATGGGTGGAACAGAGGGTGAAGTATTTGCTCGCGCTATCAAAGATTATGATACAGCAAAAATATCAATTGGCCGTGACGCATTTTATGAACTGTTCAACATTGATCCAGGTGATTTTGGTGCTAACCGTAAAGCATTCAATAGATTTTCTGGAGCATTAGATTTAGCTACACAAATTGCTTTTGATCCTATTACTTATATTCCTATCGGTGGACAAGCTTATAAAGCATCACAATTAAGTATTTTAAAAATAGCCAATGCTACAGGTGATATTGCTGATTTAAGAATTGATAAAGCCTTTAATCCTAACACCTTGTTAGGTCGTGGGGTTAACAACTTCTTTGACGAAATAGGTCAAGATATTAAAAAAATATCTGAAGCCACTGACGCTAGAGAAAAAGCACAATTACTTGCTAACGTTAGAAACAAATTTAAAGGTGACATTGACGACACGGGTATTCAACAACTTGTTGATAATGAAGTCTTTGATGCCAATATGGCAAAAACTTTTATTCAAGATGTAGATAACGCTACAGCTATGTTAAACGGAAGATGGTCTGGATCACAACCTATTCTTCCAACCTATGGTGTTATTAAACAATTTAAAAACAACATTAAAACTAGTGTTGCGAGCATAACAGGTTTAAATAAAATTAAAGTTGTTGATGATATTGATTTAAACAAAACAGACATTCTTCCATTTTTAGATACACAAGTTGATTTACTTCGCTCAGGTAATGTTGAAGAAATCACAAAAATGAAAGATGTTATTAACAAATCTCAAACAGTGTTTGGTAGATTTGCTAGATTATTTGAAATTGCACCAAGTTTAAAAAATCTTAGAACAGGTATTAAGACTCTTTCAGATGGTAGAGAAATTGATGAAGGTTTAAAATCAACTAAAGACGTTGTTGCCCTTGCCCGTACAGCAGGTTTTGCTAAACCTATTGCTAATGAAATCGGTGCTCGTTGGATTAACGCCAATCAAGCACAACGTATCAAAATACGTGATGGTCTTGTTGCCACTATGGCACATAGTATGGGTCTGTCTTTAACAGATTCAGGTCGTGCAATTCTTAATAGAACTATTAATGTTTTAAAAAATGAAACATATGCTACACCACAAAAAGCAACTAAACAATATCTTGATTCTTTTGGCTCATACAGTTCTGCTTTAAAGGAAATCGGTGGAGATGGTTTAGAAATAGATCCATCTAAATTTGGTGGTTCAAATCCTAAAGCTGTTGCTTTGTATCAACTTTCTGATGAACTTTCAATACCACCTATTCACGAATGGTATCGTGAAGCATATAGAACTAAAAACTGGTTTGTTAAAAGTATGGGACCTACATTTAACAATAAGGTTTCCCAAGGTCTTGTTGATGCTTGGTCATTTTTAACTCTTGTTCCACGTCTTGGTATTCGTTCAGCAATAGAAGAAGCTATGATGTTTGGTTTCGTTGCACCTTACGCTGCAGTTAAATCATTGTTTACAGATGGGTATAAAGCTCAACGTGCATTACGCCGTATAACTAACCTTGATAAAAAAGGTGGCTATCTTGATGCCGGACAACTATCTTTACCTATGCGTGCTTGGTATAATTACACACAAAAAGGTATTAACGAAGAATTAAGAGTAGCAAGAAAAGAATTAAAAGAAGCAGCAACTAACGCTAAAACTGGTAAAGATTTTCCATCGTTGATGGCTATTGCTATGCAAGCCTCAACTAAACCATTAAGAGGTTTGTCTAAAAAAGAAAACATTAAGTATGCTGAAGATTTTTATAAATACTCTTGGGGCACAAAAGCTTGGGAAGATATATCTGTTTCAGCCTCTCAAGGTGTTCGCCTTGAAATGCTTGCAGAAAAAGGTATGGGTTCACCTGAAGCTGTAGCAAAAATTTATGGTGATGTTGCAGAGTTTAGTACAGATCTTGCTAATGCTTTAAAGGGTCAACAAGCAACTGGTCCTTTTGATGTTATCCCTGTTCATTCTCCAGCTTTTTATATTAACTGGCAAGTTGAAGCAATTAAAGGAATACAACTTAATGGCAAGTTAGGTAAGATTGCTGTTACACATTTAGATGATCCTGATACTGCAATTAGACTTATGAAAGAATATCTTGAAGATAATCCTGACATTGTTAAAAGATTTGTTAACGCTTATGAGGGTGAATCTTTAAGTCCATTACAACTTGCTGTAAGCATTTTTGCTAAGTCTTCAGAAATTTATCGTAACGCTGATGGTGCTATTAGTGAAAAACTATTAGGTCTTGTTCGTAAAAGAGAAGTTCAAAAAGATGGAACTGTAAAAATAGTTCTTAATCCTGATATTAATATGGATGATTTAAAAGCTTTAAATAAACAAGATCTTCCGGCAACAGTTTTAGGTAGACAGTTTGTACCTGTTGCTAAGAATCAAGGTGGGTTTATTAAGGCTATTCAAGAAAAGGGTTATTCTTGGATGGATCGTCAAATTGCTACCCTTACGCGCGAACCTTTCTTTTATGCTAACTGGCAAAGTTATCGTAAACAACTTACTGGTGTTGAAAATAAAAAAGTTCAACAACTTATGGGTAAAGGTTATTCAGAAGAAGCAGCAAGAGAGATTGCAGCAGAATATGCTTCAAATGCTGCTAATGATTTAGCTGTTAAACGTACTCTTGACTTTGTTGATAATCCAAACATTAGAACTAATATGGCTTGGAGTTTAAGAAACTTTGCACGTTTTTATCGTGCAACAGAAGATTTCTATCGCCGTGCTTACAGAACAGCAATAAAGAATCCACAATCTCTTATTAGACTTCGTTTAACATCTGATGGTTTAGACCACGCAGGTTTTATTCACAATGATGAAAATGGCGACAAGTATTTTATCTTTCCTACTGATGAAATTTTAACTGCAGCTTTTGCTCCAGTAACAAAAATTTTAACTGGTAAGACTTTGCAAACACCTATGCCTTTGCAGTTTACTGGTAAGATTAAAATGCTTACCCCATCATTAGATCCACAGTCTTCTATTCCAACTTTGTCTGGTCCTTTATCTGGTTTTTCAATGTATGCTTTATACAGAATGATGCCTAATTTTATGGCACCTGTTAAGGATCGTTTACTTGGTGTAGCTCTTGGTCCTCGTTCACAGAACGCTAGATGGACAGATGTTCTTATTCCTTCCAACGTTCGCCGTGCTGTTGATGCTTTGAATCAAGACGAACGTGAATCACAGTTTGCTTCTGCTGCTCGTAAATCAATTGTATATATGGCTGCTAATGGTGAAACTTTACCATTAGATGCAACAGAAGAACAAAAATTAGAGTACCGTCAAAAAATTGAAGGTATTGCTGCTAACATTGTGGTAACACGTTTCTTCCTTGGTTTACTTTCTCCAGTATCACCTCAACTAGGTTTTGGTCAAGATATTCCAGAGTATCTAAAAGATGCTGGTAACGTAAACTTTAAAGCAGAATTTAATAAACTGGTTAATGAAATTGTTATGACTGGTGAACCTGATGCTTATAACATTGCTTTGCAAAAATGGGCTAAGTTAAAACCAGGTGTATTAGCTTACACTATTGGTGAGACTGATACTAATAAAATTGCTATCATTAAGAAAACAAATGCTGCTGCTAAATGGGTACGTGAAAACAGAGACCTTATTGCTAAATACCCTGAAGGTTCAGGGTTCTTTATACCTTATGCTGGTGAGTTTAATTTTGATGATTACACTTTCTTAAAGCGTGAAGGTTATACTGAGGCTGTACCTATTGATGATTTTCTCAAGAAGGTAACTGTTGCTGAAGATAAAAGATCGTATTACGAATTAAAGAAAACCTTTGATGAAAGATTAGATCAAACTTTTTCACCTTCATTAAAGGCTGCTATTCGTGATGAGTGGTCTTTGACTAAAGAAGATTTCTTATCTGATAAACCTTTGCTTATTCAAGAACTTGAAACAAGACAAAGTAAACAACAAATTGTTAACGCTGTCACAGACTTGCGTTCTATGGTTGATTCAGGGGATGCACCTAAAACTGAATTGGCTCGTAAATATAAAGAAATGCTTGACGCTTATGATAAAGCTGATTTAATGTTAAAGATGTTAACCAGTGATACTAAGGTTCAAAGACAACAGAAAGAAGCTGTACGCCAAAATGCGTATCGCAGAATTCAAGAAATAGCACAGGGCGACCCACAGGCTGAAATGACTGTCAGGGTTCTGTTCTCAGAATTATTAGGAGTTTAATTGGCTGACAATGAAAAGTCTTTAGCGCAAGAATATAAAGACCTTAATGTTAAAATTAATAAGTTAAAGTCTGAACTTAAAACTTTAGTTAAAGAAGACAAAAAAGTTAATGTTGACAACTCTACTAAAATTAATGCTAAACAAAAAGAACTTACTGCTCTTGAAGAGCAACGTAAAAAGAATAGAGAAAGTTCTGAAGAGAAAGCTACTGTTGGCTTAGCTGCTAGAGAAAGTAAAAAGACTCAATCTGAATTAAAAAAAGTTGATGAAGAGATTGCTTTTATTGAACGTACAGGTAATCGTCCTACTGTTCCTGGTCAACGAGGCCCTGCTATTGCAGCAACCGATGAGTATTTAAATACTTTAAAAACTAGACGTAATGAAATTATTAACAAACCTGTTGAAGAAGAAGAAGAAGTTAAAGCTGATGCTGGTTTTGAACAACCTTTAAAAACAGTTAGCAGTGATGCTGGTGGAGGGTTGAGAAGTAAAGATTTTCTATATTCTACAGTTATTGCTGGTCTTGATGTAAGTGCTGATATTGATCCTGCTAGACAAGCTGAACGTAAAGTTTTACCTGGTAGTCAAGATGGCGTATTTACAATTAATGACCCTGCTTTTGTTGGCGGAGAATACCTATTTTTAGGTACTGCTGGTACAGCTGAAACTTTCTCTAAACCTGTAGGTTATGAACAATTTGAATATGGTTTGTACAAGATGGCCCCTGAAGAGGTTATCAGTTACAAAAAGGCTTTAGGTTATTCTAATCCTACTTCTGTAGTAGATAAAAAGTTTAAAGACGATATGCTTCAAGCTGCCCGTACAGTTTCTGAACTTAACTATGGTAATGCTGTTGCAGGTAAACGTGTTCAAGCATCCCTTGAAGGATATTTATCTACCCCAGAAAAATATGGTTTTGCTGCCACTGGTGTTAAAGCAGGTCCTTCTGCTGAAGAAGTTAAAGTTAAAGCGGATGCTATTAGAATCTATGCTACTGATCTTGGTGTTGGTTTGGATGATGCAGCTGTTAATAAACTTGCTCGCGAGTGGGCTGCAGGTAGATTTGATACAACAACTATTAAACCACAGATTGCTCGTTCAGGTAAGATTGATTTTGCTAAAGGTGCTGCTGCTGAGCAGTTAAATACTTTGAAAGAACTTGCTGGTTCTTATGGTATGCAGTATGACCAAGGTTGGTATAACACTGCTGCTACTAATGTTTTGACTGGTAAAGATGATATTGAAACTTACAAACAATATGTTAGAGACCAAGCTAAGTCTAAGTTTCCTACACTTGTGGCACAGTTAGACCAAGGTTTTACTGTTCGTCAACTTGCTTCTCCTTATATTCAGACTATGTCTAACATTCTTGAGATTGATCCTAATACTATTGGTTTGAATGATGTTTATGTTAATCAGGCTTTGACTGGTTTAGATGCTGAGGGTAAACCTTCTACTAAACCTTTGTGGCAGTTTGAGCAAGATCTTCGTAAGGACCCTCGTTGGAATTTTACTAAGAATGCTCAGGATAGTTTGATGAATACTACTCGTAAGGTTCTTCAAGATTTTGGATTGGTATCTTAAATGGCTGTTGAAAAAAAACCAAGTAGGAAAGAATACTTAGTATCTCAAGCAAAGCTTTTACCTAAAGAACAACAAAATGCAGCAATTCAACAAATCAATGTTGCTGCTAAACAAAAAGGTGGAATAACTAAAGATAAGTTACAAGAACTTAATTTAGGTATTGAACGTGTTCTTTATGGTGCTGATGCATTAGGTGGTACTGCTGGTGCTAAACCTGGTGCTGCTGCAGGTACTACTCCTGAAGTTTCTGCCGAAGAAGCGGCAGCACGTGCAGCTAATGCAATTGAGAATTCTCGTCTTGAAAGAGAAAGAACAGACTGGGTTGAATACACAACTCAAGTGTTTAATAACTACGGTCTTGGTACTCTTGCCCCTAAGATTAAAGAATATGTTCAACAAGGTTTTACCCCTGACACTGTAACACTTAAACTTCAAGAAACCCCTGAGTATCAACAACGTTTTGCTGGTAACACTGCACGTAAAAAAGCAGGTTTACCTGTGTTGTCACCTGCAGAATATCTTGCAACAGAGTCAGCTTATAAACAAACTATGCGTAGTGCAGGTTTACCTACAGGTTTTTATGATGACCCTTCAGACTTTTCAACTTTTATTGGTGTAGATGTTTCTCCTGCTGAACTTAAATCACGTGTTGATATTGCTGCACAAACCATTGATGGTGCTGATCCTTTCTTTAAACAACAATTAAGAGAATATTACAATCTTGGTGATGGTGATATGATTGCTTATGCACTTGATCCTAATCGTGCATTGTCAGTGATTGAACGTCAAGCTCAAGCAGTTCAATTTGGTGCTGAGGCTACACGTCAAGGTATTAGTGCACCTAAGTCTATGGCTGAAACTTATGCTGGTCTTGGTGTTACACAACAACAAGCCCGTCAAGGTTTTGAACAAGTTGCAGAAATTTTACCTACAGCGCAAAGACTTTCCTCTATAACACCTGAAGCTGCTCCTGTTGGTTTAAGTGAAACAACTTCTGCTGTGTTTGGTGGAGAACAATCTGCTGACTATAAGCAAAGAATTAGAAGACTTTCTGAAATTGAACAATCAAGATTTGCTGGCCAATCTGGTGTAACCAGAGGTTCCCTTGCACAAGGAACACAAGGCCAGTTCTAAAACCTACTAAGCGCACCGGCACTTAGAAGCGTAACCGAAGACCGGCAGTATGAGCCATCACAGATTCCCCTGTTTGTGTATGTGGCATACGACAACTTAATGAAAGGGAGTGGCTGCAATGGCCAACCAATACGAATACGAAGACGAAATAGAAGAACAAGATAATGGTCCCGCAGAATTGCGTAAGGCTTTAAGGAAAGCGCAAAAAGAAAGAGAAGCCATTGAGGCTGAACTCAATCAAATGCGTTCCGATATGCGTTCTCGTTCCGTCAAAGATGTATTGGCCTCAAAAGGTGTATCAGATAAACTAGCGAAACTTATTCCTAGTGATGTGAACACACCTGAACAGATTGATGCTTGGTTAAACGAATACAGTGATGTATTCGGTATTAGACAAGATGAGTCTGTTCAACCTGCCGTTGATGAAGAAACAATCAACGCTAATCAACGAATCAATAATGTTACTTCAACAGCACAAAACCCTTCAGGTGAGCAAACGCAACACCAAAAGGTTATGGCTGCGAAAACAAAAGA